CTCAGCGTGAGGTGGCGCCGTGATGTTTGGGACGAAGCGCGCGACGGCGGCCTCGATGGCCGAGCAAGCCCAAGAGACGGCAGATGCCTTCGTTGAGGAGAGCCGGCGCGTCGGGGACAAGCTGGCCGAGAGAGAGGCCGAGCTAAAGGCTCAGCTCGAAAGCATCGAAGCCCCACCCGACCTGTTCCGCATCGTCAAGGATCACACCAAGGGCACCTTCACCGTTGAGAAGTGGTCCAAGCAGATCTCCGGGATGGTCCAGTATCTGCCGTTCGGCGGCCCGATTGACTTGAGGTCCGTTAGCTCCGGTCACGATCCGCTCTGCTCCGGCCTGCCGACTCACAAGGCGGCTGAGGCCTGGCTGGCGGCCTACCTGGACCCGACGACCAACCGCACCTGCTATGACGCAGAGGGAAGGCGGATCGAGGTGGCGCCGTGAGCATCTACCCAACGCGAAGCCAGAGCTACCGCGAAACGACAACGCCTCGGATCATCACCGTATGGCAGCTGAGTCGTGCTTTCCCCGACAGGTTTGAGCAAGCGGCCCGCGTCCTTCGCCGGAATGGCTGGATCGAATACCGGGGCTTCGACCCGCTCCGAGACTGCGGATGGTGCCGCATGGCGGGTGTCGAGTGATGGCTGACACCAGCCGCCGAGGCTTCTTCGGCCTGATCGCCGGAGCCGCCGCAATCCCCCTGGTCGGGAAGCTGCCGCCCGTCGCGCTGACGAACTACAGGACAGCCTCTGTCGCCTATGGCCCGAGCCTGAGCGAGATCGTCTCCACAACCCTGCGCGCAAGAAGCGCCACCATCGCCGACAACCTGATGAAGGCCAGCCCGCTACTGGAGAGCCTTCAGCGAAAGGCCATCGGCGACCGCATTCATATCAGGGTGGCTGAATAGTGCCTTGGGCAAAGGGACAATCCGGCAATCCGGGCGGCCGCCCGAAGGCTGAGCGCGAGGTCATCGAGCTTGCCCGCGAAGGATCGGTGCGCGCCATCGGAAGGCTGGTCCAGCTCATCGAGAGCGAAGACGGCCGTGTGGCCATCGCGGCGGCAAACAGCGTCCTCGACCGCGCCTTCGGCAAGCCGACGCAGCCGCTGGCCAATGACGTGGACAACCCCGTCAACCCTCCCGCCGGGCCGAGCGTGGACGCGCTTGCGAAGCTGAGTGCAGATGACCGAGCCCAGCTCCGATCTATCCTTGGACGCGCTGTTAGCTGATCCGAAGGCGACGGCGCGCGCCCTGGATTGTGCGGACGCTCGGGAGAGCCTGAGGGCCTATTGCGGCCTGATCGAAATTCCCGGTGCGCCGGTCGGCGAAGAGGATGACGACGCAGCGGATGCGTTGTTCGATCCGGTGGAGACGGACCTTGCCGCCCACCATGAGCTGCTAGTCGACAAGCTGGAGGCCATCGAGCGCGGCGAAATCCGCCGGGCGATGATCTTCATGCCGCCGGGATCGGCCAAGTCTACCTACGCAAGCGTGGTGTTCCCGTCGTGGTTCATGGGCCGCAAGAAGCGCCGGAACGTGGGCGTGGCGACCTACGGGACGGATTTGGCGCGGAAGGTCGGCCGGCGCGTCCGGTCGATCATCCGCCAGCCGGTCTATCGCGAGATCTTCGGGACGAGCCTCGCCGCGGATCAGGGCGCAGCTAACGAATGGGCGCTCGACAACGGCAACGAGTTCATGGGCGCCGGTATCCTCGCCGGCTGGACGGGCAATCGCCTGGACGGCCTCGTGATCGACGACCCGGTGAAGGGACGCGAGGAAGCCGACAGCCCGATCATCCAAGAGAAGACCTTCGCCGAGTACAACGACAGCCTGAAGACGCGCCTGAAGCCCGGTGGCTGGGTGCTGCTGATCCTGACGCGATGGAGCGAGAACGACCTCGCCGGCAAGCTGCTGCCGGAGGACTGGGACGGCGAGAGCGGGCCGATCCTGTGTCGTGACGGTCTGGTGTGGGAAGTCATCTGCATCCCGGCCGAGGCGGAGAAGAACGACCCGCTAGGCCGCAAGCCCGGCGAGATGCTGTGGCAGGAGTGGTTCGGGAAAGACCCCGATTTCTGGACCTCGGCGCGCAAGAACCGCCGGACGTGGTCAGCGCTGTATCAGCAGCGCCCGTCGCCTGAGGGCGGTACGTTCTTCGAGCGCGAGACCTTCCGCCGCTACAAGCCAGGCGAGGCGCCGGCGCATCTTCGCACTTACATCACCAGCGATCACGCGCCGACAGACGGCGAGGACAGCGACCCCAACGTGGCTCGGGTGTTCGGGATCGATGCCCGCAAGGATGTCTGGTACCTGGACGGCTTCAACGCGGTCCAGAAGATGGACGCCACGGCCGCGCGCATCGTGGGGAACATCGAGGCGGCAAAGGGCGGACGCGTTGAGGACGGCGCTGCGCTGTACGAGGGCCTGATCCGCCGCTGGACGCCGCACGCGTGGTTCCCCGAGGACGACAACAACTGGAAATCCGCCGCGCCCTTCATCATGCAGAAGATGCGGGAGGAGGGCGTATTCACGCTCGTGCACCCGATCAAGCCGCATGGCCAGGACAAGGCCGCCCGCGCTCAATCCGCACAGGGCATGGCGCAAGAGGGTCGGATCTGGATACCGGAAGGCCCCGAGGGCGACGCGATCCTGGACCAGCTCGTGAAGTTCCCAACCGCAGCCCACGACGAAGAGGTGGACTGCCTCGCCATCATCTGCCGGGCAATCCACATGGCGCACCCGGCGATCATCCCGCCAGAGGACAAGCCGAAGGGGCCGCCGCGTGGGGTCTCGGAGATGACTTGGGACGAGCTAATGCAGCAGCAGAAGCCGGCGGTGGATCGGGTTTAGAAGCGCGTCATGCGCCCAGATGCCGCGGGCGCGGGCTGGGCTCGGGGAGTAGAGGGCATCCGCGTGTCCAGCACACCGCGCATCAGCACCTGGGACTTGCAGGCGTGGCACATCAGCACCTGGACCCGACCCTCGGGGACCGTGTGCGGCTGGAGGATGGATTTCCGACGTTCCGAGAAGCATGGGGCGCAGAAGTGCGGAGCATCCTCGGCAGCGTCCTTCCGCTTGTAGGCGTGTCCCTTGTTGCTCCCAATCTGGACTAGCTCGAACTGTTCCGCCTCGGCGCTCCAGTCCTCCATTTCGCGGATGGCGGCGCGAAGGGCCTCGTTCTCGGCGACGAGATCGCGCTGGGCCTGCTGCGCGTCTAGCGCCTGCTGCTGGGCGACCAAGATGGCCTGATTGAGTTCGATCACCTTTCCCTGGATGTCGACTGTCGTCTTCGCGTCCAAGAGCGTCTTGGCGATCTCAGCAGCACTGCGGAGGCTGGCTCCGGCCGCGGCGATTGCTTGAAGGTCCATACGCCGAACGCTGTCATCAGAATGCAGGCGCGTCTAGCCGCTGCCGTAGGCTGAGAGCCCCGCTGTCCACAGCATCCTAGACCCGCCCACAAGGCAAGGTTCCAGAAGGAGAAGATGATGGACCCGGTAGTTCTCTCGCTTGCCGCCGACCTGCGGAAGCACGCGCTCAGCCAAGCCGCCCACGACTTCAAGGGTAACGGCCGCGATCAGGAGGTCGTGGCGCGTGCCGAAACGTACTACGCCTTCCTCTGCAAAGCCCTGCCGCTGCCGCCAGAAGCCCCGCGCTGAGCGTCCCTCCCGCTCCCCCATCCTGAAGCCTGTTCGTTGGGGCGTCGGTCGCCTCGGGCCGGTGCTCGGGGCGGCTCCCCTACAAGCGAGGACGCATGAGCTATCCCGCTGTTGCTGACGCCGTGAAGGCGGCGGACGCGAAAATGGAAACTGTGCGCCAGGCGTTGGCGATCATGCGAGCCCGGCTCGCTCGGCGCGACGCCGGTACGAAGGTCTAGCCGCCTAGCCTCAGAGGCTTTCCCGATGACCCAGGAGCAGGCAGACCGGATCGAGCAGAAGCTGGACGCGCTCCTGTCGCTCGGCCAGGAAATCCTCGAAGGCGTCGGCCTGCTGCTGCTGTGCGAAGTGGGCGACGAGCCCGACGAGGAAGACGACATCTTCCCGCCCGACATGCCGCTGGCAAGCTGATGAAGTCCCCGTGCTGCCAGGCCGGCCTCTACTTCACCTACGGCGAGTGGCTGTGTTCCTCCTGCTGGCAGGTGGTTGAGGGCGAGCACGTCACCAAGCAGCGCGACATCATCACGTGGCTGTTCCCGCTGGAGGAGAAGCCCCGTATCGAGGGTGAGCGTGTGTTCCTCCGCTACGGCAAGAAGCTCAGCGTCGCGGCGCAGGCGAGGGGAAGGCCCAACGGCTGGTTCTGGGTGGACGTGTAGCGGGCGGCTGAGTGGGGCTGTCAGCGGGCCAAGCTTTCCCCGCCATCACGGCACGAGAGAGAGCACATGAGCGAAGCTAAGATTTGGGCGTCGACCATCGGCGGCATTGTCGCCCTGTGCGCGGCTGTCATCTACCTCGCGGGAAACCATGCTGCCCGCTGGAACGAGGCGTGCGCGAAGCTCGGCGGAGTGAAGGTCGCCGTGGGCGGGGCGCGCGAGTGCGTGATCGGTCCGGTCAAGGTCGTCACCGTTCCCGTCAAGCCTTGGTAGCATACCGCTGAGCGCGGCGCGGCGGCCTTAGCCTCAACGCATGGCCGAGACCTTGCCCGCCGACGCTCAGCAACCCGCCGAAGACCCGGCCGAAGCCGCCCGTCTCCGCCAGTGCGCCCAGAAGTGGATCGCCGAGCTTCAGACCTCGGAGAAGGCCCAGCGCCAATGGCTCGACCGCGCCCGCAAGATCGCCAAGCGCTACAGGGCTGAAGGTTCGAACCTCGCCCGCGAACGCCGCTTCGCCATCCTGTGGTCGAACACCCAGACCATCCACCCGGCCATCTACTCGCGCACCCCGCAGCCGGTCGTCACGCGCCGCTTCAATGACGCCGATCCGGTCGCTCGCGTTGCCTCGGAAATCCTAGAGCGGGCGCTGAGCTACAGCCTCGACATTCAGGACTTCGACGGCGTCATGCGGCAGTCGTCGCTGGACTACTGCCTGCTGGCCAGGGGGCAGGTCTGGGAGCGCTACGAGCCGACCTTCGGCGACGAGATCGTTCCCGAGATCGAGCTTCAGGTGAAGACCGAGAACGACGGGACCGACCCGACGTATGTGGACGACGCCGGCAACGAGTACGCGCCGGACAAGGTGAAATTCCGCGAGGACGACACGGCCTATGCCGAGGGCGAGCCCTTCCGGCCGGTGACCTACGAGGAGAGCGTCACCGACTACGTCAACTGGGAGGACTTCGGCCACGCCGTCGCCCGCACCTGGGATGAGGTCGGCTACGTCTGGCGTCGGGTCTATCTCGACCGCAAGCAGCTCGTGAAGCGGTTCGGGCCGCTCGGGAAGGTCGTTCCCCTCGACTGGGGGCCGGTGAAGCAGGGCAACCGCGACGAAGCGGCCGAGCACCTGAAGAAGGCCGCCATCTACGAGATCTGGGACAAGGCCTCCAAGCGCGTCTACTGGATCAGCAAGTCGTGGTCCTCGCGTCCCCTGGACGAGCGGGACGATCCGCTGGGCCTGCCGGACTTCTTCCCGTGCCCGCGCCCGCTGCTGGGCACCACGGCCAACGACGGCACGAACCCGATCCCCGACTACGTCTACTACCAGGACCAAGCCGAGGAGATCGACGAACTCACCCAGCGCATCGCCCACATGCAGAAGGCGCTGAAGGTCCGCGGCTTCTACGCGGGCGACGTGAAGAACAACCTCAACAACCTGCTGAACAGCGACACGAACACGCTGATCCCGGTTCCCGACTGGCAGTCGCTGAAGGACGGCGGCGGCCTGGCGAACAAGATCGAGTGGTTCCCCATCGCCCAGGTCGTGCAGACGTTGCAGGCCTGCCTGGAGCAGCGGGCGCAGCTTATCCAGGACGTGTACCAGATCACGGGCGTCGCCGACATCATGCGGGGGATGAACGACCCGCGCGCCACGGCGACGGCGGAGGCGCTGAAGGGGCAGTGGGGCACGCTGCGGGTCCGGGATCGGCAGGTGGAGGTCATGCGCTTCGCCCGCGACATCCTGCGCATCAAGGCGGGCGTGATCTCGTCGAAGTTCTCCGCCGACACGCTGCGGGTGATGACGGGCGTGAAGCTGCCGACCAACGATGAGAAGGCGCAGCTTCAGCAGGGCTACCAGCAGTACCAGACGGTCGTTCAGCAAGCCCAACAGATGGGCCAGCAACCGCCCCCGCCGCCGATGGACCCGGCCGAGTTCGAGAAGATCATGGCGTCTCCCACCTGGGAGGATATCGAGGCGCTGTTGCAGGACAACGCCCTTCGCCAGTTCCGCATCGACATCGAGACCGACAGCACCATCGAGCCGAACGAGCAGGCGGAGAAGGCGGCGGCGACGGAGTTCATCACGGCCGTCGGCAACATGATCAACCAAGCGGGCGCGGCCATCCAGGCGCAGCCGCTTCTGGCTCCGATGATGGGCGAGATGATCAAGTGGGGCGCGCGCAAGTTCCGCGCCGGCCGTCAGCTCGAAGACGTGATCGACAGCACCATCGACAAGATCAGCGCCCAAGCCGGGCAGGGGCCGCCTCCTGGCGAGCAGCAGCCGCCCCCGGACATGTCCAAGGTCCAGGTCGCGCAGATCAACCAGCAGACTGCCAAGATGCAAGAGGATGCCGAGACCGAGCGCGAGAACATCCGCGCGTCGCTGAAGGCCCGTGAGATCGCCGTGGACGAGACCGAGGCTCAAGCCAAGATCATCGCCCTGCACCGCGACCCGACCCCGCAGGCACTGGTCTGATGTCGCAGCAGGGGCTGAGACAGGCCAGTGTTCGCGCCGTCACCGGAACGGCTGAGACGTATGAAGGCGATTGGCTGGCGCTGTTCGATCAGGCGGGGATCGCCGCCGGCATGTTAAACGAACGGCTGCTGCGGTGGATCAACTACGTGTTGGACCGCACCTACACGAACCTGCCCGAAGCGCAGCAGGCGTTCGCCGCCGCGAATGGCGCTTACGACTGGGCGTCTCTTGGAACGTTCATCCCGGCCCCGGCCGGCTACGGCTTCCTAACCCTCGACGGAAGCACGCTCACCCTTTCCGGCAATCCACTCATCCTGGCGAGCAGCTAAATGGCCAACATCGACATCGCGGCGCCCGGCGCCAACGCGACCGCGCTCCGCGCCGCCCTTGCCAAGCAGGGTGCAGGCGCCTTCGCCCAGAGCGCCGTGGCCGTGCCGCTCACGGGAACGACCAACGAGACGACCCTGGCAACCATCACGATCCCAGCAGGCGCGTTGGGGGCGAATGGTCAACTGATCCTGGAGGCGCTTTGGACCCACACCAATAGCGCCAACAGCAAGACTGTCCGAGCGAAGCTTGGCGGAAGCACGCTATCAACGTCCGTCAGCACTACGTCTGCGGCAGTTGTCGGGCGCACTCGGATTGCAAACCGGAACAGCGCGTCGTCGCAGGTGGCGCAGGCGGGTTTCACCGATGGGACCACGGGCACCGCCCCGAACACCGCGGCGGTGGACACTTCAGCAGAGACTACCCTGACCATCACCGGTCAGTTGGCGAGCTCGGGCGAGACGCTCACCTTGGAGAGTTACGCCGTCTTCCTTCTGCCGAAGGCCTAGGGAGAATGTCACAGGCGTTGATGCTGCCCGGGCAACTGCCCGAAGCTGCGCGCCGAAGGCTGAACGGCATCTTGGAGGCGGGGTTCGCCGGCGTCACCAATCTCGCCAGTTTCGGCGCCCAGGGCAACGGCGTATCGAATGACACCCAGGCCATGCAGCTAGCGCTAGACGCTGCTGCGGACGGCGTGCTGCGCA